GGTATCAAATTTTGGGCGAAAAAAAAGCCCGACCACCGAAGTAGCCGAGCTTTTTGATTAAGCAGATTTTTTATTATCTGCGATACCCGCGTAGTATTCATCTAACAGGTTCTGACCCTCTTGTAACAATTCTGCACATCTTTTATGCACAGTAGTCTGAGGAGCATTATCTGCAAAAAACGCGGTAAGGTTTGACCATTTTTTACAAAAATCGGGTTCTTGATTTTCCGATTTATTTTTCTCTCTTGAAGACATAGCCGATCGAAAACACTTGAGGATATTTTGTTTACGATCTTTGAGAGTGCCACGTTTTTGGGGATATATAAAGTTCTTATATTCCATATCAGATATCTCATGTTTTTCGATATAGTCCTTTTTACTTAGAGTAAGTATTTCTACCTGTTCATCAGTAAAAATAGACATAGCTACTTTTTGAACATCTGCCCAAGATGATTTACTTGCACATGATTTACCACTCTCAAGATTAGCGGGAGTAGGCTCATAAAAATGACCCACTCGCACGCCGTCCTTGAACATAGCATCATATAGCGGTTTATGTTTAGTGAACAGTTGATCTTGATCACTAGCAATAGACAACAAAGAGTTGACGTGAGTTTCACGATTTTTTATAGATTTAACTTTCATAATATTTCCTTGCCCGTAGGCGTTAATAGGTTAAAAGAAATAAGCCGATCGGTTTATCGCTCGACTTGGAACACATGATAACAAGTTGACACGTATTTACAATAGATTATCTGACACAGGGGAAACTGGGGTAAATTTACCCCACTTCTAAAAGCGTACCACTACAGGCAAATGTACCGCTCTTATATAAGACGAGGCGTAACGCTACCGAGGAACTGGTTTCAAAGCAAAAAAAGGGAGAGCCGAAGCCCTCCCAGTGTGTTACTTTTTATTTATCCACTTATTGTATTGTATTGTTGCGCCACCATTTACAGACTCAACTAACGTGCAACCATTGATCTTAGCCATTTTTTCTAGTTGATCATAACAAGCGTCATACGTTCTTTCATCACTGAACGTGGCCACCCATTCGCAAGTAGAACCCATGTCAAAAAACACATGCACTGTACCTTCTTCTTTCATTTTAATATCTAGGTCTTTAAAAGATCCCATAATGTTTTACTCCAATGTTGTGGACGTCCCTGTCCGTTAAGGTTAATTAAATTTCGCGGAACCAGAAACAGAGTTCCCAAAATATATCATCTATCGTAAGTGGTGAACCATCTTCACGAGTATAATGTGTGCGTAAATACTCAATTAAACCTGTCTCACCATAAACACTATTAAAGTTATGTAATTGAACACCATTAACTTTAACCGCAAGGTTTGCAGAATTACCATCTAATTCTAATGTATCTAATATTTTCATAAGGTTTTACTCCAATGTTGTGGACGTCCATGTCCGTTAAGGTTAATTAAATTTCTCTAAGATCTTTATAATAGTTTCTAAATACCATATCTCTAAGCTCTGGGTCTTTATGCCACTCTTGATCTCGTATACTTCCATCTACAGTATCAATTACATAAATACCATAATGATAGCCGTCATTGTAATCATTGTGACGTTTATGAAGCCCTTCTTTTAGCCAATGTACTTTCTTTTTAACTAGCTTAGGGACTGCGTGCCTTTTCTCTATTACTGCATTGAGATCGGGAACTTCATGCTTGAATAACTTAAATGCAAATAGCTTTAATTGTTTCATAGTATTCTCCAATAATAGATTAATAAAAATAAATCAGATTTGCTCTGACTTGGAACACATGATAGCAAGTTTAGATAAGATTACAATAGATTTGCTGACAGTTACTATATCTAATCACGTTTCACCATTTCTCGATATGGCAACCATACCCCACCCCTATGCCCCGCTTGTACGCGTGTGTGTAGTACATATGTATATGTATTAATTTTCTCAAATAAATCTGATTTTTTTAAAATCCGTACTTTACAAAGTACCCCCCTTTGTGTTTTAAGTACCTAGACAAAAAAATTTTTTGTGTTATATTTTTAAAAACTGGTTGATAACCTGCGGAAAAACATGGCTTTAGCTATAGAACCTGAACTAAATGTCCCTATGACGGACGATAACCCTTTCACTGACCTAACAATTTCGGCGAACGGGGCGGCTAACTCTGCGTTATTTCTTGCAGAACATGGTCTTAACATAGAACCCACCAAAGAAGATAAAGATACGGCGGCATCTTTAGCTACTGCATATGCAGATAACCCAGAAAATACATCTAAGAAAGCCACCCCCAAACGCATGGCAACGCTAACACCTGCGTCGTTAGTGCTAACTAACAGCATATTGACTGAATTTGGTCAATCTGTGGTAGAAAGTGCCACTCAAATACGACATTTGGTGACTAATAAGTTACTTCTTGAGACAGAAAACAATGACGCAAAGATAAGAATACGTGCTTTGGAGCTTTTGGGTAAGGTTTCTGACGTAGGTTTGTTTGCAGAGAAGTCAGAAGTGACCATCACCCACCAATCTAGTGATGATTTACGTGCAAAACTACGTGGCAAGTTAGAAAAATTGGTCAATCCACCCGAAGATATAGAAGAAGCGGTGGTAATCGACGCAGAACCTATAGATGTTGAGGCAGAATTAGGTAAAGAAGAGGACATACAGTATGACGACGACTAGAAAAAAGAAAGATCCAAAGGTAGGTACAGGCAAAAAACCAAAAGGCTCGGGGCGTAGGCTATATACTGACGAAAATCCTAAAGATACAGTGCCTATAAAGTTTGCTACCGAGAAAGATGCACGTGCTACAGTGGCTAAAGTGAAGAAAGTGAACAAACCGTTCGCTAGAAAGATACAGATACTGACTGTTTTAGAGCAGAGAGCCAAGGTACAGGGTAAAACTAAACAAGCAGCCATAGCAAAACGTGGAAAGGAAGCCATACGACGTCAACATGGAAAGTCTTAATACGTTTACAGAGGAAGAAGTCCAGACAATGCTGGACAATCTTGATATTTACTCAGATGAAGAGCTTACTGAGATAAATAAAATTGTGGACGAGCTAGAAGTCCGCAAAGTAAACGAGGCTGCGTACAATGATCTTATAGAATTTGCTAAAACTATGATGCCTGAGTTCATAGTGGGTAAACATCACCGCATATTGGCAGATCAGTTAATGGCAATCGAGGCAGGAAACAAAGATAGGATATGTGTCAACATACCACCACGTCATGGTAAGTCACAATTAGTGTCAATATTTTATCCAGCGTGGTTTTTAGGTAGAAATCCGGGTAAGAAAGTTATGATGGTATCCCATACCACCGATTTGGCGGTAGATTTCGGTCGTAAAGTGCGAAATCTCATTAGTCTTGACCAATATAAGGCTATATTCCCTACAGTTAGCCTTGCAGTAGACTCCAAGTCAGCCGGACGGTGGAATACGAACGTCGGAGGCGAATATTATGCCTGTGGTGTGGGATCAGCACTAGCAGGTCGTGGTGCTGACTTACTTTTGATTGATGATCCGCACTCAGAGCAAGATGTTATCAACGGAAACTTTGTTGTGTTTGAAAAAGCGTACGAATGGTACACATTTGGTGCTCGAACACGTCTTATGCCCGGCGGTAGAGTAGCTATAATACAAACAAGATGGCATATGGACGATCTAACTGGACGTGTAGTACGTGATATGACACAAAATCAACGTGCTGACCAGTTTGAAGTTGTAGAGTTTCCTGCTATATTAGACGTAATAGACGAAAAGACTAACAAAGAGGTACAAAAACCACTGTGGCCTGAGTTTTTTGATTTAGAAGCGTTGTTACGTACCAAAGCATCCATGCCTAATTTCCAATGGAATGCACAGTATCAACAAGAACCCACAGCAGAAGAAGCGTCGATAGTAAAACGTGAGTGGTGGCAGACGTGGGGTAAAGAAAGACCACCCGCATGTGAATATATAATTATGTCGTTAGACGCGGCAGCAGAAACACATAACCGAGCAGACTACACAGCATTAACAACTTGGGGTGTGTTTCTAAATGAAGAAACAGATGCGTATAATATCATTCTGTTGAACAGTATAAAAAAGAGACTTGAGTTTCCCGAGTTAAAAGAACTATGTATGGAAGAATATAGTTCGTGGGATCCTGATGCGTTTATTGTAGAAAAGAAAAGTGCGGGTACAGCTGTGTACCAAGAGATGCGAAGAATGGGTTTACCTGTATCAGAATATACCCCACATCGTGGTTCTGGTGATAAACTAGCTAGACTAAACTCTGTCACAGATATTGTAGCTTCGCAGTTATGTTGGGTTCCTCCAACTAGATGGGCAGAAGAACTTGTAGATGAGATTGCAGGTTTTCCATTTATGAGTCATGATGACTTAGTTGACTCAACGGTGATGGCGTTGATGCGTTTTAGACAAGG